TCGGGCGCGAGCTGGATCCGGCGACGGAATTCCGCGTCGCTTTCCATCGTGGGCGGGATGCTCTGCTCGGGCACGCCGGGCGCGAGCTGCAGGCGCGCAACGCCGAGCAGCGCGCCGAGCTGGTCGAGGTCGGAACCGACCGCGTACGCGAGCATCACCGCGCGTGCCGCTTCGTTGCAGCGCTGGCGCAGGTTCATTTCGCGGTAGGCGGCGACCTGCAGGCCTTTGAACAGCGGATCCGATTCAGTGAGCGCGTCGATCTCGGGCGCGAGGTCGCGCAGCTTCGCGACCATCTGGGCATAGATGACCTCGAAGTCGAGGTGTTCGACGACGGCAGGCGCGGGCAACCGCGATAGGTCAACAGCGGTGAAGGACATGGCGAGCTCGAGCGTCTGGTGACGTCAAGTTCACCTTGCTTACCGACCCGATCAATCGGCCTGCTCTGTAGAGTTCACCCTTACACGGCGGTAGCGGCTTTCACCGTTGTACGCGTGATCGCTTCGTGTTCGTCGGCGTGTTCATTGCCTTGCAGCCTTGTACCGGCGAGACTCCAAACGAACCGGGGAGCAAGCATGAATATCCTGCTGGTAGAAGACAATCCGGACGTCGCCATGATCGTGCGTGCGGTCCTCGAGATGGAGCAGTATCGAGTCATGCACGCTAGTAGCGTGGACGAGGCATTCGCTGCGCTGGAGACCGAAGCGAAGACCGACGCGGCTGTGCTTGATATCAATGTCGGGGATCAAAACGTATTCCCCGTTGCAGATCACCTAGACGCTGAGGGCATTCCGTATTTCTTCGCCAGCGCGACGGGCCGCGAGAAGATCCCGACGAGGTTCGTTGCGCGGCACCTTTTGCGGAAGCCTTATACGTACGACGCCATCGTGCTGGCTCTTCGCCGGCTGACACAGCCGCTTCGGTAGCGGTACGGCCTCCACCGGGGAAGCGTGGCGAGGGCCGTTGAGTACGCGAATGGAGCAATGACGCGGTCCACACGTGGTGCGGGCTAGGTTGTGCTGGCCAACGGAGGTGCACCGTGAACACCTGTCGATTGACCCGGGTACAACGCTACTACCTGGAGGCAGTAGATCGTCACGCGTGGGTCTTCTTTACACCACGCCAGTGGCCCGACGCAGAAGAACGCCTCGCCTGGTGCTGGAACACCAGCGGGTTGGCCGGTGGACTCGACTGGTCGGAGGTGCGCCACCACCTCAAGTTGCGTCCGATCACCGCGCTAGATGCTCAATCAGGCAATCGAGGATCGTCTGCCGCTCTGCATCGGTGAAGCCCAGCAGCTCACGACGCTCATAACGTACCGTGGGCCCGCCGGCCGTGACGCGATCGCTGAGGCCTTCCTGGTGCACGCGTGCGATGCGCGCGACGCGGCCAAGGAAGCCTACCGCAACAGCGTGCTCGCTGGCTTCCACCTTGAAGTGCTTGGCCCTGGTGAGCCCTTGGAACATGCGATCGGCGCGGCGCTTGATCTGTCCGGCTTGCGCGCGCTTGCGCGGCGCGTAGGCGCTGCCGTCCGGGTTGCGCTGTTCGCGGATCCTCTGCACTTGGCTGCGACGCAGCGCGGTGCCGACCGTGCGCGCAAGGCGACGGCGCGCGGCCGGTTGCAGCTTCGCGAGCAGCGGCCCGGCCCATCCCTCCAACTGCTGCAGATCTTCCACGCGTCAGCCTTCCGCCGAATCCCAGCCGCCGATCCAGTCGCCCTGCAGGTACACATCCCAGCGGCCCGCGGGGAACGGCACTTCCAGCTCGGGCTCCGGGTAGTGCTCCACGTCGTAGCCGCCGCCGTCGCGCGCATGCACGCCAACGCTTTCCGTCAGCGGCAGCTTGATTTCCAGATCGACTTTGTCGTTGGCCAGCAGCTCGGCATCGAACGCGATGCCGGCGCGGCGCTCCGGATTCGCCAGCAGCTCGGGCTGCTGACGCGCGACCCATGCCAGCAGCGGCACCATTACCGCATCCGGGTGGCCGGCGAAGTCCGTCACGATGAGGCTCAGCGTGTAGCGGTATTCGAACGACAGCGGCTTCGCGAAGGTCGCGGCCAGCGTGCCGTCCTTGATGAACACCAACAACCGATCGGGATCGCGCGCCAGTTCGGGCAGGGCCGCGGTCAGATGCTCGCGCAGGCTCTGCGGCTTGATCATGGCTTCCTCGCTTGGATGCGCAACGCCGGTGCGCGCATGCGTCGCTGCACGCGCGGCGCGTCCGGCTCCCTGCGCACGAGACAGACGCCAAGCGCCAGGCCGACGAGGACGCCGACGATCAGCGCGGTGAGGACCGGGCTCACGGCTGCGCCTCGGGCAAGGTGCGGATGTAGCGTTGCAGGCCGATCACCTGCTCGCGGATGGCGTGGCAGGTGGTGTAGTTGTCGGCGACGGTTTCGGCGACGGCAGAGAGCGTAACGCCGGCGGCGAGCGCATCAGGATCTCCGGCGGCGGGTTCCGGGGCGACGTTGGCGGCTGCGGCGTCATGGATGCGCACGAAGCCAGCAGGAATAGGGCAAGCGGCGTCAGCCTGCGCAGTGACATAGACCGGGATCTCCTTGGTGATGGTTTTGCCGGCGACGTAGACCGTTTGCACGCGATCGACGTACTCGGTCACGGTGATGACGGTGCCGCGCGCCGCGTCGCGCTCCTGGCGTGCGGTGTCGCGTTCACCGGTGATGGCGCGCAGCTGCTGGCGCACCTGCTCGGTTTCCGCCTTCGCGGCGCCGATGCGGTTCTGCTGGAAGGCTGCACCGAAGCCGATCGCGGCGAGCGCCAACAGGATGAGCAGCAGGACGATCGAGCGCGCGGACATCAGCGGGCCCCCAGCACGGACAGCGCGTGACGCGTGCGCGCGATGCGCTCGCTGAGGCCTTCGGGCGTGCGCTTCGTGGTCGCGGATCCGAGGTTGATCTTGCGGCTCACCATCAGCACGTCGCCCAAGTCGGCGATCGCGTTCAGGCCGTTGTCCTTCCAGTACGCCGCGGCGGCGAGCGCGCCGATGTCCACGTCGAGCAGCAGATCCGGCTGCTCTTCCAGCGGCGCCCCGATCATTTCGCCGGCGCGGCGGTAGTTGTTGCGGAACGTGGTCTGGATCGGGCCGCGGCCGCGATAGCGCCAGCCGTCGCCGCTGCTCACGTCGCCGTTGCCGTTGCGGTTCGCGTACACGAAGTTCGCCAGCGCCTCGGGCTGGCCGAGATAGCGCTTCGCGTTCGCCATCTCTTCGGGATCGATGCGGCGGTTCTTGTCCAGGTCGAACTTACGGAACACCGCGACGACGCGTGTGGGCGTCGTGTAGCGCAGGTTTTCCTCAGTGCGCGACAGGCTCAGGCTCTCGTGCCCCAGCTGGCCGAGGAAGTGCGCCACGCGCCGCGGCGTGGTGATGCCGAAGCGTTGCATGGCCGTGGTCAGGGCAGGGCGCCAGCGCTTCGCACGCGCCGCCGGGCAGCGCATCACCTGCGCCAGCTGATCGTCGTTGATCATCAGTCGACCCTCAGAATGCGCGCCACGTTGCCGCGTGCGCGGTAGGTGAGCACGGCGAGCACGGCCAGCACGCCGAGCTGCCACGGGCTGGCGTGCGCGGCTGCGCCGACCAGGAGGATGTGGAGCGCTTGGCCGCCGGTGCAGACGATCAGCAGCCACGCGCACAAGCCGACGCCGACGCGATGCGTGGCGTCGGGACCGCGGCGATAGGACAGGAGGCGGACGCAGATCGCGATGCACGCAATCAGGGTCAGCGTGGTGACGGCGCTATGCACTGGGCGGCCCTCCGCGACGCAGCCAGCTGAAGTCGAAGTTGCGGCTCTTCTCGATCGCCGCGAGCGTGATCGTGATGCCCACCGCAGATGCGCCGAACGCGGCGACGCCGGTGGAGAGCAAGTGCAGGCTGCGCGCGATGTCCGGCGCGGCGAGGTAGCCGGCGATGATGCTGATGAGCAGGTACACCAGGCGTTGCCAGATCGGCAGCGACTTGGCCGACACCACGAACAGCGTGGCGCCGGCGAACGCGCCGATCAGCGCATTGCCGTCGACGCCGGGCAGCAGTGCGGCCAGGCCGACGCCGGCGGCGAGCGGTGCACCGGAAAGGGAGGTCGGTTCGGCCATTGAGTCAGTCCCAGAGCTGGACCAGCGGCCGTTCGGGGGCCGTGGCGGTGGTGGTGATTTCGGGAAGCTCCACGGCGGTGCCGTGCGGCAGCACTGGACCGTGTGCGCACAGGCCCGGATTCAACTCCAGCGCCTGTTCGACCAAGCCGGCGGTGCGGCCCAGGTGGCGCCACACGAGCGCGTCGAGTGTGTCGCCCTGGTGCGCGTAGACCCGCATCAGATCAGCTCCACCGTCGTGCGCGGCGCGCCGAGAAAGTCGCGAATCGCCCAGCGCACGTCGCGGCGCAGTTCGTCGATGCTGGGCGTCAGATCATCCGCACGCTGGTTGCCGGCGGCGGTGGTGTCGT